GGTTTAGTGATGTTGTTCCACCACTGATGTCACTTGGAGTAACAGAGACTCTTGTGTTACTTGCTGCTGTAATAGTCCATTGATTGGTGTTAGTTTCAAACGATGGATTCTTAATGTAATTAATTTTACTGGAGTCAAGAAAGATGTCGATTGCTCGTGCTTCATCGTAGTCGACTGTGTCTCCTGCTTGAACGCACACTTGGTCTACGTAGTATGTGCCAGCAGCAGAGTATGAGATTCCAAGAGATGCATACTTTGCTTCTAAAGTTTTTACTGCACCTGTTCCTGTTGCAGTCCCTGTGTAAGCGTTAGACACCGTAAAAGTATCGGATGTAACCGCTGTAATGGTGACGTTACTTAGGTTAACTGCGGTTGTAGAAAATCCTGTAATCGTAACTACTGAACCAACAAGGTATGTGTGAGGATCGTCTGTAGTATAAACAACAGATCCTGATGATCCTACTGCTCCTGTTAAAACTGCTGTTTGAGCCGCTGGTGCAGTCGTTACAAGGCTTGCACTTTTCCAAGTGTTGTTTGCTGCAACTGCTGTACCCGCTTTGCTAAACAATAGGGTTGTATTCTTGTCGTAGTAAGATATGCGTGGAGTTATGTTGCCAGCACTTGTTGGAGACTTTAACTTCAAAGACATGATGTACTCAGTGCCACCCGTAACTGGAACACCTTTAGTAATTGGCAATGTATTTCCAAGACTCATGAGCCCTGAGTTACTTGCAACAATCTTGCATGTATCTGTCTCATCAATCACGTTGTCGCCAGTGTCTGCTACTTGTTCTGTGCTTGAGGTGATAGTGGCGTTAGTTGCTGTCCAGTTTCCAACAGAATCATAGAACGTGCTGTCTTGTACAGACAGTAGTAGGTTTGGAGAAACCGTGATTGTTGGTGCGTACCCCGTCAAAGACTCTGCGTAGGTCTGGATACCGTCAGATAAACCCTTGTGTGTATACATAAAGATTGCTTCACGAATAAGGCGCTTCTGATTTCGTACTGGAAGGTTGGGTTCTAGATCTAAACCAAAGTTCAGTGTCTCAATAGGAAGTAACGCAAATGCGCCAGATTCAAATGAGTGGTTTGGTCGTAGCAAATCAATTTGTGTCAGGAGTTGTTCATAGGTGAATGACATACCTTCCATAAATGCGTACAGTGTTGAGTTCTCATCTGTAACACCTAATGGGCTTTGGATCTGACTTGTAAAAACTTTTGGAATAATATCCATAACTCTTTTTTGAGCATTGTGATCTGAAGGAACAGTGTCGGTGATTTGTCCAGCAACCACCCAGTATCCAGCGTCAATAAACAAGAACATGCGGTAATAGACTTGTTGACCAGGAGTAATAGGTGGGATTACAACTTCAGCATCATCAGAGTCAACAAACGTTGATCTAGTTACAGTTCCTTCAGTTGCAGATTCTTCCCAAATTACAATTCCATCTTCTGCTGTTTCTGGGAATCCTGATTGATTTCTTACTAAACGAATCTTTGTAAAGTTTCCTGTCGGGCTTTGCCATCCAACACGAGTCTTAGTAAAGTCCAAGACAACCAAATCCATTGGTTCGACAGAGAAAGCAAGGCGTGGCTGTAGGCCATACTTTGCACTTGCATAACTAACATTACCGTAACGTGCCACGAGTTAAGTGCTCCTTAGCAGCCAGCAAGCAGGAAGGCGCTCAAAGGATCTGCGCCAGTGACTACTGTAGTCCAAGAGGCTGTCGATCCATTGGTTACTAGGTACTTACCGCTGTTACCTGACTGAGAAGGCAAAGCATCAAATGTTTCCCATGCGGTTGCATAATCAGAGCCAGAGGTCTTAGTTAGGACTTGACCATCAGTTCCTCCTGTAGGAACAGCGGTGTACATGTCGTACAGTCCGTACTCAATATTGGCTAGTCGATCCTTTAAGGTATTCCAATTTGTTGTGACTACATCAAAGTTTCCGACCCATCCAGAACCAGTCTTGATAAGAGTACCTAGGTTTGTTTGAATTGAGTTAACTTCTTCTTGCAGAGTGTTGACGTGCTCAGCAAGGACTGTGTCGATGAAGTCTGTCTTGGTGCTAAATGACTTAATCGATGCTGGGTATGTGGCTGTCACGGTCTTCCTTTCAATTCAATGTGTCTATTTTCGTTGGTTTGCCGCCTATTTACTGCCTGAACTACGGGTGGGTATGGGCCTTGCCCTCTAGTGTTGCAACTTTTCCTTCAAGAGTAGTTACTTTAGTTTCAAGGGTCTTAACCTTGTTAGCAAGAGCCATCAAGGTTGCTGTTAAATCCACTTCAGATGTTCCGTCAGATTGGTTAACTACAACTATGTGTGCAGTCAACCCTGTTAATGAGACCGAGTTTTCTAGAGGCTTTATAAGTATCTGTTTATTAGGCCCTTGATTTTTTCCAAAAGACCCCAACCAGACAGGGTATTCAGGATCTCCTCCCAAGTATGTTACCCATACCCCTTGTCCAACTACAGGGACTTCTGTATGGATACTGGATGGTTCTACAGGCCAAATCCAATTAGTTACCTCAGACCCTGTAATTTGAACTTTGGCTTTTATTCTTCGTAAATTTTCAGGGTCATTGCGATCAACAACAACTCCTCTATAAACTCCGTAAAATCGTTTGATGTCCATTACGCCTCAGTGATGTTTAAGTTCTCTTCCAGTAAACGGAAGATCTCATCTGCCCCACCTACTAGAGAGGCATTAAGCGCTGCTGATCCTCCTGTAAGAAACAGTTGTGTAACCTTAGCGGTCTTTACTCCAGGTACTTGTTGCAACACAAACTCAAGGTCTTGTGGATAAATAGTGTCTTGGAAGTTCATTCCTACGTATCCAAAATCAGTCAGTAGCCTGTTCTTAATTGCAGTCTCAACTTCTGTTGAGGTGTACTGGTTCAGTTTTGTATATGTAAAACTTGTTGTGATGTCTACGTATACAGGTGGAGATACAGTGACTGTTGTTCCTAACAAGATCTTGTCTGCTAAGTAATCTTCAACATCTGTTGAGAGGTTAGTCCACTCAACCGTTGGATCTCCAGCATCATCTAACCCTGGTGCAAGGTCTGAGTCGACCGCTGTTCTAGTCGGAGCCACGTATACAGTGACTGATGTCCATACCGCCGCCTCAGCATTTGCTTTTCCAACACCCGTTACTGATAGAGATAGATCAGCATAATCTTGCAGTGTTACTGCTCTATTGTTTGCACGAAGGGCAAGTGCAGCCGCAGTACGGATTTGATCAGTCTCTTCTGGATCTGATCCTCCTAATGCTGGATCAGGATTTGAGACAGAGATTATGCTTTGAAGTGCTGAAGTCTGTATCTCAGATAGTCCTGGCACATAGTCAATCGTAGTTACAGTATCTGAAGAGACGTTACCAAAAGATCCTCCACCAACTGTGTAGATCGCTCGAATCTCCGAGTAGAGTGTTGGAATAACTCCTGATACTCCATCTCCAAATAAAACTGTAACGATATTGTCTTCATCCGTAGAAACGGTAAACACCTGATCTGTTGGACCAAAGTCAAGTAGATGCTGTACCTGTGTCCACTTAGTATAGATGTCACCATCTTGCACATAAATTTGTACAGAGTCGTCAACAGCAGGTGTCTCACCTAATTCAAATCTCATTGCTGGAAGACCTGTTGATGTTCCAATAAGTTCACCATTAGTAGTTGCGTTATCTGAGATAAGAATAACTGAGCGTCCTTCTCCAGCCGTTACTGTTTCTGTTCCAGGAGTTGCTCCCACCGCTGCTGGAACCACTGCTGGTGCACCAGTTGTAAAGTAAACAGTTTGAACTGTATCTCCAATAACTACTTCTCCAGTAAGGACTGTTCCTTCAGGAATTGTTACAGAGGAGGCAGATGTGTTACTAAACTCTAGAGTCACGTAGGCTTGACGATAACCTGCAGGTGTGTATCCGTAGGTTTGTGCAATGTTGAGTACGCTGTTGCGTTGTGTTGCTGTGGTAAGGAATGCCTCATTAGCATTTCGGTCAATGTAATAAGAGAGCATGTCACCCATGTAAGCAAACGCCTCAACGAGTGCCACACCAAAATCTGCTGGGTCAGCCGCTGTCCAATCAGGTACACGGTCTTGAATACGTGCTATCAGTTCTGCTCGAATGGCAAAGTAGTCTTTGCTTGTGTAGTCAATCGATACTGGGATGGTCGATGGTGGGGTTATGGTCACAGGTTCTCCTCAATTGCTATAGCGGTTCCTTCAATTCTAATTAATCCTATAGAGGTGGTAGTAACCTCATCGTTTGGTAAAGCGTAAGTTATATCTACCTGCATAATTCCTGTGTATTCATCAAACACACTGCTAACAGATTGTAGGGTCACTTTCTGTAGTTGATCGTTAAAGGCCTGATTGACTTCAAACTCAATCTGAGTCTGAGCATCTTCTTGGTTCTCAAACACTGACAGAGGAATATCAGTACCAAACTTTGGACGCATTACTCGCTCACGCAGTGCGGTTCCTATAACCGAACGAACTTTGTCAGCCCAAATCTTTGTTTGGTCTGTTGTACTACTTACACGTCCATAAGGATCAATGGAAAAAGGCAAAGAAATTGCAGTTTCAGCCATTACCTACCTACCCATCGTCTTGGAGTTATTTTGTAACCACTTTGAGTTTCTTTGACCATAGTGGCTGGTGCACTTATTCTAGTAGATGTTGGCTTACTAGATACCCCTGTTGTAAGTTCATGAGCAATATTTCTAACAGGTATTGTAGAAGCCGTCAGAGGGCGGAAGGCGCTGGCTTTATTGCGGCCCGTTCCATCTGTCATGCAGGTGAATTCAACTGAGTAACGACCGTCCCAAGTTACGAAGTGGTCTACTTTCTTTATGACCCAGTAGCCATCAGTGATGCTTCCCGTGCCATTTACTTCGATGGTTCTGTATGGAGCAATGTTTGGGTTTCCTTGACCAGTTCCCTCTGCCAAGATTGAAAATCCTGAGAGATTAGCATTGGCTTCTGCAATCATCTTTGCAACTGCAGGGCTGGCTGATACAGAAGAAGAGAGAACCTCTTTGAATAGAGAGTCTTTAGTTGAGGATCTTAACTTCTTTCCTACCTCATTAGGGGAAGAGGTAGTCGTGTAGGACTTGGCTGTGAGAGGGTCAATTCCATGAATAACTTTGTCTTTTCGACTATATGTTCCACCAGAACTTAGGTCACCTACCTTAGGTAGGAAGGTGTCTAAGGTGTGAGAAACAGGGCCGCTGTACTCACGTGTCTCTGCTTCTTCAAAAGAAAGAATTGGAACTACTGTCATGAACTGATTTATCATATTATCAATAGGATGAAAGTAAAGATCAGTTCCCGATACTTGGGATACGTAACCAATCTTCCTAGCAAGTTCTTGAATTTTTTCCCAGTACGAATGAGATGTCATAGTGATTTGGCTTAAACGAAGCGGATGAGGAGTGATGTTGGGTTTTAACTTAAACTTTTTAGAGATCTCTTCTACTACTTCAGTGACAGTCTTGTTAGTCCAAATCTTTGCTTCACCTTGTTTTAATCCGAGAGAAGCACCTATCCCCCTAACAACAACTCGACGGTTCATTCCTTGGGCTGTTCGAGGTGAAGAGTCATAGACATACCCAAAGAACTCACCTGATACAGAGTCGTTTCTCCACTTTACTTCAAGTGGAACTCCTGTCTTTAATACCTTTGTGTAGAAAGAGTCAGAGTATGGATAAGTTATCTCAATTATGTCTTGTTTACCAGCCTCTTGATACAGTCTAAAGTTTTGAGGAACTGTAGTAAACCCAGGAAAATCTGGATAAGAAACTGTAAATCCAGAACCTTGACGACTCTGGTAAGTACTACTCATTAGGAATCCTTAGTTGAGTACCAGGAGCGATAGAGAAAGGATCAAGAATCTCAGGGTTAATGTCAAGGATTCTCCACCATAAGTTTGGTGCTCCCAAATATCGCAACGCCAAATTGTCTAGTCGATCAGTCTCAACCCAGTTGTATAAGAAGAATGAGGCAGTGTAACTAGGAAACTCACGGTTAACTGTCAACTCATAAGTGCTAGATCTAGAATCAAAAGCCTTGTAGACCTTTCCATCTGCATATCTGCTATCAAGAAATATCATGAAGCACCGCCAGATGTTTTATCTTGAATACTGTAATCAATAAAACGATGACAGGTAAAGTTTACAGTTGAAAGAATTGGAACCATTCTGCTATTAAATATTGTGTGATTTATACCGAGGTCTGATATACGAACTCTATATCGTAAATTTGCTCCTAGATGGAGTTCTAGAATTGACATACGCATGTAACCACGATCAGCGGTTGTTCCATTTAACTCTGACTTAAAGGTGGCGTGTGGTCCGTTGATAGTTTTAAACAAGTATTCAATATCATACATTGTTCCCTTGTTGTAAATATTACGTTGATCTTCTATAGAAACGTTTTCACCATAAGGAGAGTTACCAATAACATTTGCAGAGTAAATCCTATTTCTTTGAGCAGGGTCTAAATCAGAAAGTGGAGTATCAATCTTTTTTTGTTGAGCACTTACGTACCCAAGTTTGTCCAAGTAGTTCATGTCTTCAATTCTGTTTAAGATAATTGAGAATTGAATTTGAGAAGAAAATAATCCTGCAGAAATTGGGATTGCTTCGTCTTTACCACTTGCTTGGTATTCAGGATTAACCGCTCCCTGAATACCCCAACCCATGGTTACAGAGGTAGGGTTATAAAGAAATTTAAATCCGTATAATTGATCATCAACTTCTTTAGCGTTACTTCTATTGAGCCCATCTAGTTGTGCTACAACAAACTTTTTATCCATCTGAAAGGTTCCACGTCCAGGAGTAACCCCAGTCCATGCTTGTCTAGCATCGGTGTAATTACCTTGATTAATGGAGACGTTGTCTAAAGAAGAGGCTTGTGGTCCTAGAGGATTGTGTAAAGCATTCTTTAACAAAGGAGCGTTATATTTATAAGGCCCTTTAGCATTGACATTACCACCACTTACGACTGTTACAGGTCCACTAGGTTTTTTTACTCCTGCACCCGTACCAGAAGATGGAAAGAATAATTTTGGTGCTGGTTTAATCTTGTTAATTTGTGAACTTAAGTTTTGATAACGAGTCCAAGCATCGTCACGTCTACTTTTTAATGTAGTTACATTTTTCCTAGCATTTGTGAGATTAGTGCCAGTCAATGTCCCACCTGCAATAAGTTTTTCTAAGGTAGTGATTGAAGTAACGTATGATAGGTATTCCTTATACACCTGATCTCTGCGAGCCTTATAGGAAGCCACTTCTTTTTTCTTGTTTGTATCTAGAAACAACCCAAGACGAGAGTTTCTTGCATCTTGTTTGTTTCTGATAGATGCAATTGTGCTTTCAATTTTTGAGTAGTCTGCCTGGTTAGTCACTAGGAGTTTCCAATCATTGAGTTTTCATTGTTATGACTTAATAATTTTTGTACTTGCTTAGCAAATCTCATTGCTGTCATATCGTTTGCTTCATCAAACTTGACAGTGATGTTTACTGTCTTGTCTCCCGATACAACAGTTCCTTGAGGTATAGATGCTCCAAAACCAGATGTTGCTCCACCACGAATCTTTGTTCCCCAACTACTTTCATTGATAAGATTAAACACTGTTTGAGGATCAGCATTATTTTTAAGGGCGCCAACAATTGCGTCGTACCCACGTTCTGCAGATTTATTTCCAAGAATTGTTTTTACCGTAGCGTCAAGACCTTCTTCCATAGAAGTGTATCTTCTGACGTTATGAGAGTTCATGATCTCAGAACCACCCATGTCTAAGGTTGTATTGAGAGGATTATAATGAGCAGAGTTTTTCCAGTGACCGCCTTCAAATCGCATCCATGTATTAACAGACTTCAAGTTTGTGTCTGTAACAGGTGCTCCAATTCTACCTAAGAACTGTTTTGCCCACTCCTGTTGATCACCTGTTCCAAGAATTGCTCGTGTTCCTGCAGTGTTAGATGCAGAAGAAGAGGCTCCAGAAGTAGCCATGGCTTCAGAATTTGCTGTGCCAACGGGAGATGATGCTCCAAAGTAAGTTAAAACATCTGGATTAACTGGGTTGTTCTTTCCTTGGCGTACTTCATAATGGAGGTGAGGACCAGTTGTGTTACCTGTGTTTCCTGACTTTCCAACCTTTTGTCCTTTTGATACAAAGTCACCGAGGTCGACACTTCGTTCACTCAAGTGTCCATACACTGTCTGGTATCCATTAGGGTGATCGATAACAACAGCGGTTCCGTAATCTGGTCCTGGGTTGATACTGGAAACATAACCATCAAGAGTTGCTGATACAGGTGATCCAATCTTCATCGGGAAATCTTGACCTGTGTGTACATTATTTGTTGATGCCCAGACTCCTGAGTTATCTTTAGCACCAAAACCATTTGCTGCGGCTCCGCCTCGTGGTCCTATGCCAGTGTTAAACCCAGCACCAAAACCAGAGGTTGCTCCACCCTTTGGCATTGCTTTAGGAAGTAATGGAATTATCTCTTTTAATCCACTTATTAGCATAGTGACGCTGGTGGACAAAGCCGCTCCTACGTTAGTTCCTCCAACTCCACCAATTAATCCTTTGAGGTATCCCAGTGGCTCAATAACTTTTTCTAGTTGTCGGTTGAATGCCTCTACAGTATCTGCAGCATTTTCAAAACCCTTGATCATTGATGTTTCGGCTGTCATCATCAGTTGTGTTTCAGAAGCACTTAAGCGACCTGCAGCAGCCAGGGCTGTATTTGCATTGCCTCCTCCTTGTGCATTTCCACGAACTGCAAGATCTGGATTTCTTCCTGCTGTAAGGTCGATCATTGCTTGATACAAGATCTCTTGTTGCCCTGCGTCAAATCCCATAGTGGACATGTTGGCACCAAGGTTTCCACGAAGACGTGACTCTTGTAGCGCCTGAACACTGCTAAATCCACGACCACCAGTCATGGCACTCATTAGTTGTTTTGCAATTTGCCCTGGTGTCTTATCTTTTCCAGTAGCGGCATCATAAGTACTGATACCGTATTGGTATAAATTTGCTCCCATAGGACCTGATTGAAGTCCTGCAATCGAACTGGCCGCTGCTGCGTTATCCATTCCAAGGTACTTAAATGCTCCACCAACTTGAGCGGCAGTCTGTAAGTAGTTAGCACTTCCTGGCATGTAACCGCGACCAGCAAGTAGTGCTGCAACTGCAGCGTCAGATCCACGACTAGATAGACCGCCACCCATAGCGCTAAAAGTTGCACGCTCTAATTGAGCACGGTTAATCCCTGGGGACTTTAACCCTGCTTGGTAGAAACCAACAGAGCGCTGCATTGTGAGAGCAAGGTCTGGAGCACCTGCGTAAGCACCTGCAGGTAATGCTAATCCTATTTTACCAAGTCCTAGTTTAAGGTTACCAAGATTTCCACCATCTGATCCTGGGCCTTGTCCAAATTGAGAGAACTGTCCTAGGCTGTTGTTGACTTGGTTAGTCCCTGGACCTGCATAACTCTGTTGTGCAAAACGAGCGCCGTCAGCGCCCGTACCTGGTCGTGTAGTTGATGTTCCTAGATGAGCACTACCACCATTGTTCTTGAGAACACCAGTAGCACCCTCCATGGCGGAAGTTGAAACACTAGAAACTTTTTCAAGCGACTCATAGAGAGCGTTAACTTTCCTAGTCAGTTCATCAACACCAGTGGTCAAGGACTTGATGTTGGCAACCATCTTGTTAGCCATGTTAGTCCTTTCCCTTTACGTATTTGGCTATCTGTAGCCAGTTCTTTCTTTCTCGTGGTGACAACTGCTTTATCTCAGTTAACGTCCATCCCTTAAAGGACTGAGTTAACGCTGCCCATTCAGCCACTACGTGACTGTACGGAAGAGTATTAGAATCGAAATAAGGTCCCGAAATTAACGGGAACTGGTACCTCGCTTCCAGTCTCAGGATCAGTGACAACGATGCTGTCAAACTGTGGTCCTGGTAGTCGCTTGTTGATTTCTTCAACAATCTTTCTACGATCAGCAAGTCCTAGGTTTCGTACCTGTTGCTTGCTAACAACTGGGGAGTTATCAATCTTTAGGACAGTGTTCTCTAACATGATGGTAGTTAACTCAGCAGAGGATTTATCAGAGTTGATAATCATCTCTTTCTGAGACACACCTGTTGGAAGAGTCACTGTGTACTCATGGTTCTTTCCTGATACTGAGAAAATACGATCATTGATTGGGTCAGTTAAAATCTTAACTGTAATATCTTTATCAAGATCAACTTCAATCTGCTTTAGTTCTGATCCAAAGTAGACGGGTACTTCTGTGGTGCGACCAAAGGTAGCCTTGAATATTGACAGAATGAGCATGTCTCGATCTCCTGCAAGGAGTTGGTCTAAGATTTTCTCATCTGCTTTCTCGTTTCCAATCCGAACTGTTCCTCGTTGAAGGATAGTTAGGATTGCTCTACCAACGTTTGCTGCACGAGCAATTGCTTCTTCATCGTTACCATTGAGTTCTCTTACCTCTGCCTCCGTAATGACTTCCCCAGCGGCGTTTATGTAGCCGCCAGGGAGAGTCACCACGTTGTCCAAAGGAGGGAGGACCTTTACATCAATAGGCTCTGGCTTTTCAGCGATGGCCTGGTTTATGAGGTTGTTTGCCAATGCGGGATTAGCCGCTGCACTAATTGTTTTCGTCATGTTAGTCCTTTGTTAGTCGAGGAAGTCTGCTGCTTGTGTAGTTAAGTTAGGTGCCCAGTTAACGTCAAATCCTTCATGTACGAGTGTCATTTGCTCTACGAATAAAGCGTTGTCACCAGCATTGAGGTCTGAGTACGCAACTGATGTTGGCCATGCGTTGTAAACTTCAAAGCGCATCGCTACGTGGTCTGTTGCAGAAGAGTTGTCAGTTTCACCTGCAGCAGGAATTGGGTGTGATAAGACCTGAACTTCTAGGTTGCAACGGAAGTTCTGTGCGATAGATCGTGTTGATCCACCAGCAGCAACAGTTGCAAACATGTTACGCATCCAGTCCCAGTTTTGGTTAGTCCCAAGAATCACACCACGTTGTAGTGTGATAGGTGTGAAGGTTGTCTGACCAGGAATCTGGTGGACAGTGGTGTTGTAGCCACCTTCACGGTATGGGATAGAGTCTGTGGTAACCGATAGGCCAGACACAGATGTAAACCCTAGAGTGACACCCTTAAGTGCATCTAGTGTTGGGTTAGTTCCTTGGGGCTTGAATTGCACCAAGAACCTAAAGTTACGAATTGGATCGGTGATTAATGTCGACCGATTATTAATGATTGTAGGCATTTATATTTCTCCTTTGGATTAGTTCAGCGTCTTTTGGCTGAGGTCGATGACGATGAACTCTGCTGGATATTGAAGAGCCACACCAACTTGGATGTGAACCTCTCCATTTGCAATCTGCTGTGCGCTGTTGTTTTCTGCATCACACTTGATGAAGAATGCTTGAGCGTTAGTTGCTCCACGGAGACCGCCTTGGTTCTTGTACTCGTTCAAGAATGAGCCAAGAGTCGTACGAATCTGTGCCCATAGACGTTCGTCATTGTTCTCAAACAATGCAAACTCTGTAAGGTTCTGAAGATTCTTACGGACGTAGTTAAGTGAGCGGCGCATGTTGACATACTTGTTAGCAGTGCCATCTTGCTTCAATGTGCGAGCACCCATCACAGATAGACCAGCGCCAGGAATCTGACGGATTGGGTTCACTGGAGATGTGCTTGCGTTCAATGAATCAAGTTCAGTTGAAGTGAAGGTCTTTTCTACAGAAACAATTCCTTGTACAGATGCACCGATACCTGCTGGAGCCTTGAAGACGCCACGGCTTGCATCTGTTGATAGGTAGAGTCCTGCTACCGCACCTGATGGACCAACCTTGCGTAGTGCACCAGCACCACGTCCAAGAGGATCAGAGATAAATACGTGTGGGTAGTAGACAGCAATTGCTGCTGAGTCTGTAAGAGATGCAGCAAATGTAATTGCATTTGCAACAGTCTGGTCGGCCGCAGTTTCAGCAACTACGAATGAGTTGTTGTCTTCTGACCAACCTGATGCTGCATTGTAGACACTTGCTTCACCTGATGCCAGGCTGTGAATTCCTGGTAGGAATATAACGAGTGGACGAGCAAGAGGTGAGAAGTCTTCAAATACTGCAGATCCTGTTCCCTTGTAGTCTGTGTAGTCAGCGGCTACTGGAGTAGTTCCATTTGATCCACCTGTCAAAGGATAGGTAGTTGATACTGGAACACCTGAGGCGCTGCTTGAGATTGTGATGTTTGGTGATACTAGGTTGACCACTGTCTCAGCAAAATCGCTAGAGGTTGAGTCATTAAAGACCACGTTCTCATAGCGCTCTAGCAAGATGTCATCGTTAATGTCGTTTGCTACACCAGACTCTTTGTAGACAGTCAGTGTGTAGGTTGAAGCAACTGAACCAGCAGTAACAACAACACGTAGGTTGTTGCCATCTGTTCCAGCGTTCTTTGATGTAACAGTAGCAACAACAAGACTTCCTGATGTAAGGAGGTTTACTGAGGCTGCATCTGCATCATCTGCAAGGAGGCGCTTTACAAATAGTTCACGACCACCGTTGGCAAAGAATGACCCTACACCGAAAGTGGCTGGGTATGAAGCGTTGTATCCACCAAAGTACTTAGTGAACTCGTACCAAGAAGTAACAAGCGTTACAGTTTCTGGGCCTTGTGCGAAAGGTGCAACAACTGCACCAGCAGAGTCAGCACTTACTCCCGCAGGGAGTGTTGCTGGTAGTAGGCGTTCACTGATGTAAACACCTGGGCGGCTATATGCCATTTTTTCTCCTAACTAGTTGGGTAAGGGTTCCTTATGGTGTCGTTATTGTGATCGGTTCTACAGCAGTAAACTCGCTACGACCAAGGTTCTGGCTGCCAGTTGTACCTGTAACATTGAGTTCTTGTACCTTGTATAACTTATTGAATGTGGACGGTGTGATCTCACTAGAGACACGTACCGTGATTGCGTTTACGAATAAACGCTTTCCTTGTTCCGTAATATCTCGTTTAGAGATATCAAGAACATCCAGACGACGTGTAGTTCCGAACTGGGTATTAGGACCCACATTCAAAACTGCAAATCGTAATGGAATCTTTGTGTTCAGCAATTGCGCCAAGATCTGACGATCATGACGTGGCTGACGTGCATAGGTAGTAACTTGATAATCAATATTTACTGGCACAGGAAAGTCCATGTCCTTACCGTGCAGGTCTGTGTCCCAGTTAACTCCTGTTGTTATGGTGTCTGGGTCTTCGTAATAGCCAGGGTTAACTTTGCCACGATGTGCACGATCAAATGCTTCTGCGATATCGATCATGTCGATAGTGATGTAAGGGTATGACTGGTTACGGATTTCCTGATCAGGTTGACCAAACCACACGCCTACCTTGCGCTGTGGTCCATCTTCAGTAACTGACTTCTGATCAGTAACGACCATGTCCTTAAACAAATTGCGAAGTGCTTCATCTTCATCTAATAAGAAACTCATAGGTGAGCCTCCAGATGCTGGAAGAGGCGATTGACTAAGAAGTTCTCTGACTCAGCGGTGCGGTTTGCTGTGTGACGAATTGCTGCACTTGGTTGTCTGTCAGGGGTGCCGTACTCGTAGTCAAGTGCCTCTTTGTAATGCTTCTCAGCCACGTTAGCGTTAAAGCCGTTCTTGCTGTAGGAGACACTGGTACCGCTCACGACGTGAGATGGCCATCCATTTGCTTTGGCTTCTGAACGCAGATGCGCTCCTACAAGACGAGAGGTCTCGTGGCTTGCTCTGTGGATAGAGTTAAGTACGTGGTCTTTCTTCACTTCTTTTTCCTGGCTTTCGCAACGGTTTTGCCAGCAACTTTTCCACCGACGTAGCCTGCGATAAGACCAGTAATAATTGGTTGCTTGTCCTTAGGACGATAGCCGAATGCACCACGCATAAACTCTTCGACTTCATCTTTGCCGTTCAATTCAGCGGCACGCTCATACCAAGGCTTCCAAGCCATAATAAACCCCTTTATCGCAAGTAGTGGGAACTACACAGGCACCGCAGCGGTGGTCTGATATTGCAATGATAAATGAAAAAACCACCCGTAGGTGGCTTAGTCATTACTTCTTTTTAATCTTTTTGACTATGGCTTTATCCATCTTGCGGTCGTCTTCCTGAGACTTAGGCTTGCGATGCTTCTTGTCCATCTTCTCAAACATTGCCTTCTGCTCTTTGTCAAGACCTTTGGTTGTCTTAGCATCCTGCTTAGCATCATTGGTCTTGTTGTACTTCATTACATGCCCTTCTTCTTGTTCATAGTCATCTTTGGTGCCTTGCCCTTTTTAAGGGCTTTGAAGTCAGCGCCAGTGATCTTGTCTGTTGGCTTTGCAGCCCCAGCGATCTTCATCTGCTTAGGAGTAAGAGTCTTCTTCATTACTTAGCCTTCTTTGCTGAACGGGCAGCCTTGCAGGTATTGCAAGAGCACTTGCAGCCCTTCATTGCCTTAGCCTTTGTACATTTGC